CCCACTTACTGGAAAGTTTATAAAATCCTTTTTGAGCGTAGCAAAATTTGACGCATTCACCAGCAAGAGGGCAAGTTATTTCACCGCTCTTACTTTTATATGCTGGTATTGAAAAATTAAATAAATTTACTCCAAAGTGTTTAGAAGTCTTTTTTATTTTTGAATTTTGAGTTAATAAGTTCATTTGTTTAGTTCCTTTTTGTTTTTTTTGGTAGATAAATGTCTAAATCTTTTATTTTATACCAGTCATAAAAATAATGTTTTCCAATTATTTCACCAGTATTAATTCCTATTTCTGTTGTTGCTTTTATTGTAAATTCTCTAGGATTTGGGTTTAATGCATAAACTTCTATAATATAATGGTCACAAATTGAATGATTTTTATAAACCTTTTTAACTTGTTTAATTGCTCTATTTAAATCATCTGTTTTATAACTTGAAAAAGTAATAAACCCCTCTTGAAATATTTTAAATTGAAATATATTTTCTTTATTTAATTGATATTCTTCAAACCTAGGAACATCATTGAATTTAATTCTTAATTCATTAAAATCTATCATTTTAAACCCCTTTTATTTAAATTGATTAATTAATAAATAAATTACTACTCCCCAAATTGAAAAGCTAGTAATTAATGTTAATACTTGTAAAATTAGGTCAATTCCAAAAAAAGAACCGCCTAAAAACAAACCTGTAATAATTCCTAAGAATACGCTTAAATGATTCATTATTTAACCCCTTTCAAATTTTAGCGGTGGCAATTCGCCTTCTAAGATACCGCCATTTTTAATAATTACTTTTAATATTGTACTTGCTTTTAACCATTCATAAACATAACCCTCTATACTTCTGCAGTAATATGGCTTATATCCAGCACACTTATTAAAAGCTTTTATTCTTTTTTTGCCTATTACAGCGACCTCGCAATGCGTATAATATGGAGCATTGTCTTCTTTTGGTACTGAATAATGCCTTACGCTAGCCTGAATACTAAGTCTTAACCCACTTTTGCAAATTATATGTTCCCTAAATATTCTACTCATTTTAAACCCTCGTTAATTTCTTCTTGAGCCTGTTCCAAGTCTACAATTAATGAACCTAATTCATAATTATTATAAGGTTCTTTAATTTTGTACTCATAACATTTATTAAGCATATCAATTGCATCTGTTAATAATCTTTTATAAGTATGGTTTAAAACCTCGTTATTTTCTAAATCTAATAATCTTATATTTTCTGTTCTCATTTTATTTATTCCTTTTGTTTAGTTAATTGTTGTTAAATATTATGAACTATTTTTGATAGTGTCAAGTTTTATTTTATTATTTTATATCCATTTTGATTATAGTAATAGTCTTCTATTCCTCTTTCCATATATTCAATACAATTATTTAAATATTCTTTCAATTCTTTTTTTGTGTGAAAATTAAAAGGTTCATTACTTATATCTAAAAAATTGTAAAATGCATCTTTTTTTGTTCCGTCTGCATAGGTTGTTTTAGGTATCAATGTTTTAGAGGTTAAATTTAAACTATAATTACATTTTACATATCTTCCTTTATATTCCGCCCTTGGTGAGTCGTATGCACTAAACCCTCTAAAATTATCAATTTTCCAGCGTAAAATTTTTGTTGCTTTTTCCTCTGAATTAACAGGCATAAATTCAACTTTGAATGGCTTTGAATAGCTTAAAAATTCATATTTTTTATCTTTAGTAAATTTCATATTTAAACCTTTTTTTAATTAATTGTTGCTAAAGATTACAAGTAATTAATTTAAGTGTCAAGTATTTTTTTTATTCCGCCTGAATCCGATAAAAGGTATTCTAAAAAACAACATATATAGAACAAAGTCAAGAACTATTTTAATTATTTGTAAATTATTTGGGTCTAGTCTCAATAAGAAAATATTTTACATTGCATTTGTCGAAGGAAAACCGCCTAAATCCAACGAACTCAAGGCAAGGCATACCTACATACCATTTACTATTAATCTGTCTATATAGGCTATAATATGAGCGTTAAAACACTATACTAATTAACTAAGTGGCTTGTTGAGTCTCAATCTCATTAAGGCATAAATATTTTACTTGCATCTTAAATTATTTGGATGTACTACAACAGATTTATTTAAATGTCAAGAACTTTATTTGTTAATTAAAAAACTTTGTTTGTATGCGTTCACATCCCTTATAATGTCAAACAAAAAAGTAATTTATTTTTAAATATGTTGCAAGTCTGGTTTATTCTTGCTAAGTTCCGCAATTTTAACGCTTATTAAGACTGATTCTCAATAGGGTAGGGGCGTATGAGCGTTTTGAGCGGTTTGTTAATCGTCTTTCCTCATCAAAATGCCAAATGAATGTCTTAAAAAAAATTTGAAAAGAAAGTCTTTTATTGCCCCACTAAAGTCTATTAAATTAACTAGAAAGTTTTGGAGATAGTTTATGAGTGTTAATTTGCCTACCCATTGGAAACCTTCTAAGGTTAGGGCTATAGAGTTATTAGTAAATGAGCCTAATGCTCGTATTAAAGATGTTGCAGAGGAATCAGGCGTTTCTTCTGTTACTATACATAAATGGTTAAAAGACCCTGAGTTTGTAGAAGTATTCTATCAGAAGTATATGATATCATTTGGTTCTAGGTTACCCTCTGTATTGAATAGTATGATTCGTGAGGCGGAGGCAGGTAATGTTCAGGCTGGCAGGCTGGTTTTGGAGCATTCAGGCAAGCTAATTAAGCGTGTGGAAGTAGCCAATCACCAGAGTCCATTTGAAAAATTCCTTAATGCTGAAGTTACTGGCGAGGTAGAAATAGAGCCTGATGATGCTGAGTATGTGGATATTGAGCCACAAATAGAGGTTTTGCCTAGAAAGCCACAACCAGTTATAGATTCTATAAAAGTACGACATCAGTCAAAACAAGATAAGCGTAAACTAGCTAAAGAATGGCGAGAAAGAGCTATAGCGGTGGGTGTTCCTATACTCCCAAAAGGTCGTAAAACCCCTGCTCAAAAAGAGGCTTGGCAAAAACTGGTTATTGAAAAAGAAAATCAATTTAAGTAATCTAAATCTTCTTTTTTAATTATTCTTTGTGTTTCATATGAGCTACATTCAGGACATTGGTCTTCTACATCGATGTTTCTTGTAAGTGTTTTCCAAGACCATCTACAGGCTTTACAATACCAAACTGATACAACGTAGCCTTTCATTAATTTTTTTCCCAATTACTCTGCTCTGCTGATGCCATAGCTAATTCTTCCATCAATTCTTCATTTGTTGGAATCCTAACACCATCAGTCATCTTACTAGATGTCTGAATAAGTGATGCCAATAGTTGATTATTAGCTAATTCTATCTCTGATAAATCTGCTAATCTATTATCTAAATCTTTTATTAACGCTTCTAAAGTCATTAGGTACGCTAACAAGTCTTCTATCTGACCCATACTAACTTTCCTTATATTTGTTAGTATAAACTAGCTATAATTTTATATGATATGCAAGAATTGGTTATTTTTTTAAGGCATTGTCTATTTTTTTATTAAATTTTTCATCTAAAACTTTTTCAGATTTAGAATTTATTCCAACAAAGTTTTGCACATAAGTACCAGTTCTTAAATGCTTATAATTGCCAAAATTGTGATTAAAACCATGCAATGCAATACGCAATTTATTTTTATTTGCCTCTATGCTATTAAATAAAGTACCCGATTCTATTAATGGTTGTCCTGTTTTATATTCTCTATTTAAGGATTTACCATCTACATCAGTTGAATTATCTATATTTAGCTTAGTATCTCTTTCAACACTTCTAACATAGTCTTCAATATGTTCTTTTACTATTTTAGGTATTTGTCTTGCAAGTTTTTTAAAATCAGCATCAATTTTCATCTTGATTTGCATTAGGAGTCTCCTGTATTCCATTAACTGACTTATTATCATCAATAACTGCTTGTGCTTGTTGTAATGATAGGTCTTTGTTATCTCTAATCATTATTTTTGCATGAGTAGTTAGATTATTTTGCAGGTCGAATTGGTCTTTCATTATTTGGTCTTGTATTGTCTTTGGATATTCTACTTCTTGAAAGTCAATTCCAAACTCTTCAGGTAATGAAATGCCATTATATTCTGCAATTACACGCTCTACATCATACCATTCTTTTTCATACATTCTCCAAAGTGCAATATCATCAAAATAATCTTCTTTTCTATCTAAATCTTTAATCATTAAAGAAATACCACTAGGTACTTCTCCACCTGATTCTGCAAATTGTATAAATAAGTGATTATTTAACGCAACAAGTTCCATTTGAAACTTGATATTTTCTATGGCTTCCATAATATTGCCTTGTGGGCTTGTAATATTGTAAACACCTTCTTCACCCATATCGAGAATAGTATCAGAGCCAGTTCTAAGTAATGTTTGGTCTGCATTTAATCCAGCAACCCATGGTTGTCCAAACATATTAAACCTCATACCAAGATTCATTTCAGTAAGTGCAATATTTACCTGTTCATTGCAGTTTATGATATCAGATGCACCTTCTACAAAGAAAGAGTCTATTTGGTCTTCTCTATGAGTAAAAACAAAAGGAATAATGCCATATGGGTTGACTTCTTGCATAATTAGGTCACCTTCTTCGTTCATTACTCCATATTTTTCAGCATCCCAGTATTCCCATTGTAAATTATCTGTATTTGATAAATCAGATGAATTATTTAACAAAGGATACACTATAGCACTAGGTTTAAATGGATTTTCATCAAAATATGCCTCAAAGTAATATATTGGTCTATAATCAAATACACCATCCATCCAATATATTCTATTAGCAACTGTGCCTAATAATCTAGTCATTCTTTCAGAATGTTTCATTCGTACATCTTTTGTAGGTGTTAATTCAGCATATCTTTCACTATCGACATTTCTTTTTGCACCTAGTGTGTATATTCTACTAATTTTATTTATAAATTTTCTAGTAAAATTAGTTACTGTAGGTGGTATTTCATTGAATGCATCAGCTTTAAAATAATGTGATATATATTCTTCTGTAGAAGTACCTGAATAATAATCTAAATGTTTTCTTATTTCATTTCTCCTAGCATGAGACATCATTAATTTTGTTTCTGATAACTTATCCTTCATTATCTTTTCTATCATCTTTTTATCCTTTTCATCTCTTTATTCTTGATTGGGAATCTATTAATTATAAAATACCTAAAAGCATCGTTTCCATGGTCATGGTAACCATCTTTTAGCGGTTCTTCTCTAATTGGTTTACCATCCTGACTTTCAGGATATCTGTACTCTTCAAAATCTTCTATTACTTCTTTGCAATTTTTATGCACATGGACTCTTCTAGTACCATCTGCACTTTCAAAAAATCCTCTAGTATGAGAAACACTATTTATTATATTTCTACTCATTCTATCTCGTGTATATAAAACTCTTATACCACTTCGTCTAAATATTTCCATATCACCAGCACCTGTTTGCCCCTGAACATTAGCTCCAGCAGGGTCACCATAATATGAAAGAACTGGGTATCCTTTAACCTTAATCATTTTAATTAGGTCTTCTGTTTTAATGTTTTGTTTGTGCAGTATAGAGTCAAATATTCTAATATGCTCAGTTGTTCCATCAAATTGTGTTTGTATAAATAAAACTGCTGGTTGTCTATATCCAAAATCTATTGCACAATATGTAGGTAAATTAGGGTCGTATGGAAAATCTCCTACATCTAACTCACGATTAAAATCCCAAACCTTGCCCTCAAATACAGAGAACTCTGCACCAAACTCTTGACCAAACAATTCTTTAGACATATTTCTTTTACGCTCAAGAATAGCTGGGTCATCTATCCCTAATGGAAACTCATGTTGATTTCTCCAAGAGGGAGAAGAATAACTATTCCACTCATCATCTATTTTACCTAATTTATACAAATCATATATCCAGTTTCTACCTTCAGGTGTTGTAATAAAAATTACTTTACCTTTTCGACCAGCTACAGTTGGAGAAAGATACATATCCCATATTTTTTTGTTCATCTTGGCTACCTCGTCAATTACGAGCAGGTCAAGTCCTTCCCCCACTAATGAATCCGCATTATCTGCTGACATTCCCTCAACAGTAGTTCCCCATTTAAAACGAATGTACATATCTTTTTCAGATGCTTTATCAACATCCTCTCCATGTCCTATAACCATTCTTTGCCAAATCTCACGAAATATAAGCCTAGCTTTTCTATAAGACATTCCAACAACCCATATTCTTTTATTAGGTTGTGATGCTACAAAAGTAGCCTCCATTGCACTAGCCCAAGTCTTTCCAAATCTTCTTCCACATACAATTACATGAAATCTAGCATCTTTTTTTTCAGGGTAATGTAAAGCTAATTGTCCATCATGTGGTTTGTAATTAAGATATTTAAACCACTTTTTCTTAAATTCGTAATTTTTTTCTTGCATTAGAATAGTGTTTTAAGTTAGTTTATCATGTATATCTTATGCAAGGAAATTTTGCATAAATTAATAACTCACTTAAGAGGTAAAAATGTCAGAAGAAAAAACCATCGAAACAGATGTAAAACAGGAAACCGACACACAAGTCGAAAACAATGTACCGATTTCAAGATTGAATGAAGTTATTTCAGAGAGAAATCAACTTAGAGAAAGTCTTGAGTCTTTTAAAAGTAAAGAGGAAGAAGAGAGAAGAGCAAAACTTCGTGAAGAAGAAAAGTGGCAAGAACTGAATGCAGACCTTGCTGGTGAAATTGAATCCTACAAACCTTTTAAGGAAAGATGGGAAGCAATGGATGCAAGACTTCGTGAGGGTGCTTTAGCTCAACTTCCTGAAAGTAAAAGAGAAAAATTTGCTAATGTTGAAACCGAAACTCTTTTAAGTATCGTTGAGGAATTTACTGAAATAGAAAAAGTAAATCCACCTGATAGTAAAGGAACAGTTCCTACAAAACAAGTAGGTGACTGGACTGAAATGTCAGGAGATGAACGAAGAAGAAACTGGGGAACAATATTAGATTCATACATGAAAAGGTAATAATAAATGTCTAAACATTATCAAGGTAATCCAGTTACCACTACAACAGACCAGCATTTTATACCTGAAATTTGGGCTGATGGCATCTATAAATTCTTTGAAAGAAAAACTGTCTTTCGTGGGTTAATTGATGACTATTCTGCTCTTATTGGTGGGAAAGGCTATGGAGATGTAATACATATTCCTGAAATGAGCTTAATAAGTGCTAGTGACAAGTCTGCTGGTGCAGATGTTAGCTATGATGCTACTGCAACAACAGAAACTCAGTTAACAATTAATAAACACAAATACGTTGCAAAATTATTTGAAGATGTGGCTATGATTCAGTCAGAAGCTGACTTAGTAGAAAAGTATTCAAGAATGATGGGTGAGTCTCTTGCTCGTCAAGTTGATGCTGATATTTGGAGCGAGTTAGATGGCTTAAACGCTTCTCAAGCTCTTTCTGCTGATGACACTTTAACTGCTAGTGTATTTGAAAGTGTACTTGCTACTTTAGGTGAGAACGATATTCCTTACATGGATGGCGAGTGTGCAATGGTTGTTAATCCAACTTTATTCGCAGACATACTTAATCCTTCTGCTGGTATTGCTCAATACTTTATCAGAAATGATGCAGTCGGTGAAGGTAATCGTGGTTTAAGGTCAGGTTTAGTTGGTTCACTTTATGGAATTGATGTTTATATGTCCAATACAGTTTCTACTGGTGGTACTGCATCTACAATTCCTGGTGCTATTTTTCACAAGTCAGCTTGTGTTATAGCTGTTCAGAACGATGTTAGAGTTC